GTTCCGACCGGATCGTCTGTATTGTAAGGATCAATCAGAGCTTGCTGCATCCGCTGTTTTGTTGCCGCTGCAAGGGCGTCGAAATTGGTAGTGGTTGTCAAGCCTTTCCATGCACCGAAAGTTGTTGATCCGGTTGCTTCAAGAGTATCGGATGGTGTCCCGAGTTTGGTTGTGCCCTCAACGTCCGCAATGATAACCCCCTGATCAACCCAGTCGCCTTCAGCCGCATCAAAATCGTTATCATTCGGCATGAAAAACTTCCCATCAACGATCTTCATGCCGTCAATCCATTTATAAACATTGCCCACTATATCGGATATACCGGCAAGGGAGTTGTCATGCCGCCATGAGACAGGACCGGAACCGGTCAAAGTCCTAGCTGTACCGGATGCCGTACCGGGCGCAACGCCGTCCTGTCTGCGGCCCTGCTCATGCACCTGGTCATGATGCCTGCCGTAATATGTATTGCCCCTGGGCTGAAACCCGTTCTTGATGCACCACATGGAAACAGCCGCCCACTCCCAGTTTGTCAGCATGTGCCAGCCTGCACCCTTGGCCGTACAATATCCTCTTGCGGTATCAAAATTAATATTGCATGTCGGATCAACTCCTGGCAAGGAGAGAGCGCGGCCGTCTTTCACTGCAGCCGGGTATTGCCCGATAAAAATTTCCGACTTTTCCACCCCGCCTTTCAGGAAGGCAGGATGCACGCCGGTGCCCAAACCAACGTCAATATCTTCAACGTTAAATTTTGGGATAACCGTCATATAGGACGGGTAACCTTTATCATCATATAGAACCGTTACTTTGCCACCGGTAGCGGCCTCCACGGATGCTCTCAGAGCATCTTTTGCAAAAATTATCATCGTTTATATATCCTCACTTTCGTTTTTCTGTTCCGGTATTGTCCATAAATTACCAACCACCTGCCCCATATCCAGAGGAAGGGCAACCTGCTCGACCTGTTGCGACCCGTCCTGATTCAAGACGGGGTTACCATCACCATCAACCGATCCCTGAGACTTATACTGCCTAGCGGGAATGATGACATTGGCAACGTAAGCTTCAGCGTCGCCATCCGCACTAAACTTCAGCTCACCGGCTGCATTCATGCAGACGTCAATGCTGACCTGGGAATCTTCCTGCTTTGCAGCACAGTCAAACAGATCCTCACCATGGGACAGCACCGTCCCGTTTTCAAAAAATTCCAGATACGGCCCAGGGCCGAAGTAATTCAATTTCATATCTCATTTTCCTTCTAAGGTTTTAAGCGGGTGACGACATAGCGAACCACTACAGCGTCCGCAGCCCCTGCCAGATAAAATTTAAACCCGTTTTTCAGCCGGTCCTCAACCAACAACTCACCGGCCTGCTGGCGTCCTCCTTCCAGCGATACCAACTCTGCAGCAACGGCATAATCACTGTCGGGCAAAATATTGGCCAGCGGCACATACACAAATGCCGGATTTTCAAACAGGTTGGGCCAGTTCGGTTCCAGGCGACGAGTGTCCGTCAGGGTGACGTTCGCAAGATACGGATCTGTGGTTTCATTGTTGCCGGCAGGGACGCTCATGCTGTAAATTTCAATGCCGTTTTCCGGAACCGCTTCACCCAGGCTTGTGCAATCGCACTGAATATCACCGTTTTCATCCGTAAATAGATATGCGTAACAGATTGCAGCCGCTGCAGTGTTGTTGGCCGGAACCGCAGCCGTGTTCAGCAACTCGTTAGCGGAGTATGTCCGACCGTGCACGAACGATTTTCCGGCGGCAAGGTTCAGGTTGCGGGTCGCGTTGTCTGATTTTGAAATCGAGCAACCACTGATAATGCCCCGGTTCAAGATCGTCACTTCGCCCTCCTGGATCAACACGTTCTTGAGTCGGTCCAGCTCCCGGTTGGCAAGCCCGGCGGCATCAACAGCCGCCATCACGGTCGCCATTAGCGTGTTCTGCATGTCCGGATCAAGGCCTTCTACGTTCTCTTCGATTTCATCCAGGCGCTCGTCAAGGGTGTCTTTACTCCCTCTGGCGGATACGATTTCCGACTCCTTGCCGGATAGCCTTTCGTCCAGGTTTTCAAAGTTTTCATCGATCTCATCATACCGCTCGTTCCAAAGGCTCGGAACTGCATCCGGCTCATTGTCAGGTATTGGAGTGATCGAGGTGTTCGGCAGTGTCATTCCGCTTCTCCTTTAAAATTTAAGCTTTACTTTGATTTCATATTCTTCATCAGATTCTTTTATTTTTGGTGCAAAATTCTTGAAGCCGAGCAACTTGCCATCCTCGTCAAGCAACCCTGCTTCGGAAATACTTACGCCGTTTAAATCGGCTTTCTCGGCAATCCCACTGCCGGTTATCGAATAATCATCTTCCTTGATTAATTGAGATAAGTTTTTACGCAATCGCTCATTAACCAGCTCGGTTTGGCTATCGCTCGGTGTTTTAGCGGTATTGTCCGGGTTATGGCCACCGTCGCCAAAGGCTATCATTGCCGGAGGCTTTACGACCGCACCGCCCGACATTTGCGTGGCGAGGCGTTTTCTATAATCCAATGTGGTGGTAGCTCCTGCCATTTCTTTCTCCTATGCTGCTTTTCTGATTATTAATTCCATTTCACATTCAGGGCCGGAAGCCCCCACTTTCCACGAACTATCCAACTTTTTAGTATACCCAAGCCCCCATGACCCGTTCAGCTTACGATAAAAGCGACCCAGAGCAGGAGCTGTAAGGTAACGGTTCCCATCCAATTGCCATGTTCCATCAAGATCGTTGTGCGCTCCAACTTTCCAGTTCCCGTCAATGCGCCGAGACCAACTCTCTCCGATTTTTGACATGGCCCTGCCAAGCCCCGGGAAAATGCCACAAGAAAATTCTTTTTTTACATTCACCGAAGAATCAACACGGATGCCGGGTTCCCGTTTAACCGCCCACGCCCCGTCCAGTTTCCGTGGGGATAATGCAGCGCCCAGCCTCCACGATGCATCCAGAGGTTTTCCAGGGAAAAGTTTGTGCTGTGTCCCTATCATGACAGGGCTGGCCGGATAACTGATTTCGAACTTAGAAACGTGGCAGGCCGATAAATCCGGCCGCACAAGGAATTCTATTTCTTTCTTTACACTTGTCTCGGATAAGGCGAGAATACGATTATCCCCTACATTCCACCCGCCATCCAGCCGGAGCATGCTTTCCCCCAACCGGGAGTTGATATACTCAGCCGGACGATCAATGGTCTTTAAAAGTGCCGCACTGGAAATGATATTGCACTGCTTGATGGCATTCTCGGCATGTCCGGGATATATTGCCCCCAGTTTCCAGGAACCATCAATCGAGTGGACCCCATCTAATGTAAAAGGCTGATCATCAAACCCTATCTGCCAGGAACCATCCAGGCGAGAATTGCACCACGGGTACTGCTGTTCAATGGTCTTGGTAAGATATAAAGAAGCGTCTATCCGAGTATAAACATCGAGATCGAACCACAACTGATAATAAAAACCGTCAAAAACAATATGGAGGGGTTTTATTTTTCGAACCCTGTCTCTTGCCGTGTCTATCAAAGAGGTGTTTGATAATGATGCTAAATTAATCAATAATTTACCTCTGGACGTTAAAAGAACACCGTCCAAGAGTTTTTCCGGAGACGATTCTGAAACATGCCAGGAGCCATCCAGATGCAGAATGGTGTTGGTGGTCCAGGCAGGGCCTATCTCATGGTCCATATAAAAAGCGGTACCATAAGCTTCACCCCTCCGGGCATACATCGGCATCCATTCTGAATCTATCCCGAGCCGTTTCAGTGAAGCCACCAGAGGAACCTTGGTATCTTTCTGAAGAAGTTCAAGCTTCCTGAGAGCTACGGATATAGGAATATTCTTATCGGGAAGGTCGTATTCATAATATCTACCCAACTCCGAAACAATCCTTTTTTGACCGTCTTCACCCGCAGTGTATATGGATCGCAGGTTGGCAACCTTTTCCAATTCAGGATCGAAAGAATCTTCCCAAAACTCCTGTATCGCTTCGGCAAGTTGTGCCCACCGATCCGTCTTTATTTTTACAGGGGAAAGTCTTTTTTTAAGCCAGTCAATCATAGATATCCTATCGAAATAGTGGTGCTATCCATGTCGATGGATACCATTTCATTTAAGGCGGTTGCTTCGACAGTCCCGGAATATGAAATTTCAAAATTTGCCCCATCATCAGTAAAATGGCCTGTCTCTGTAATGAGTTTATAGAAATCCTTGACAAACACTTTGTCCAGCCTGTCCACAGAATCTTTGCCATAATTCTTTTCAAAGGCGTCTTTGATACTTTGAATAACCGTATCCACGGACAACCTTCTATGGACCTGGCCGGTTATGGCCAATGAGAATGTTGAGAAAACCGGTTCAACCCATTCGAACTCCCGGTTCAGCAAAGGGATTGCGCTTAAATCCGAAAGGATATCATCCCCTATTTCCGGTTGATCTTCGGCATATGCCGTAATAAAAATTTTATTAATAAAGTCATAGCTGGGGCCGTATGCCGCTTCGGCTTCCTCTTCGCCCCAAACTTTTGCCCATATGATGTTCGGATTTTTCTTTTTGATGAAATAGATGTAATCGTTTCGCCAGATAAGATCCTCATTGTAGATATGCCAGTAATTAAGATTTTTCCTTAATTCTTCACCGGTTTCCTGGGGTTGGCCTCCCGTAATCGCTTCCAGGGTTGTGGCTGTTATGTCGGCAGGCTGACGGGCATAATCCAAAACTTCATCCACCACGGATAATTTTTGATTTTGTGCTAAAAAGGTTTCCCCCGATGTGAGTCGGAGTTCAACCTTCACTACCGAACCAGTGGGAGGTATTAAGCCAAAGTCGCCATTCCCAAACCGAATGCCCATTTGGTCGTTGTGGGAATAAAATTCATCATAAACTTTCGAGTCTGGGTTGGTGTTTTTCAGGAGTCTTGCGTACCCCCACTCTTCAAAGCCGTCTTCCATATCCACAAAAACAGTGAAGCTACTGATCCGTGCGGTTAAATCCTTTTCAAATAACACCTCATAAAAAGGCTCTTCCGCCGTAACGGTATGCTCTATCTCCTGTATCTCAACCTGTTCGAACTCGATATCAACGCTTTGTCCCGATGCAATCACCACCGCATCCGTGCAGATATAACTGATTTGCAGATCCGACAAAAATTGCTGGTATACGGGGAGCGCAATTGAATCACCACCATTGTTTGAGATTCTTACCGTCCCGGACGATGGTGTGGGTTTCCTGGGAAGATACTCCCGATCCTCAACATGTGCCAATATACTGGATTTATTCAAGGCAGTTGAAAGGAAAAACTCCTGTAATACTCTCTCCACAGCCCACAACGCACTACGCAATGCCCATCCCTGAAAGATCGCAAAATGTTCAATAAACTGAGACTTCCCGATTTGCACCCATGCCGCTTTGGTTCCCAATATCTCTTTAAATTTTGCTATGGCTTCATCTTTACTGATCATAACTCCACCGCCGCCTTCTCGAATGTATTGTTGTCGAATTCAATGATGATTTTAGCTATATCAATCCCTGGGAATTCAACACCGACACGCTTTAAATTGATATCAGGGATGTCAATAAGTATCTTTTGGAAAATACTTATCTCTGCCATCACCTGTAAATTTATGCCGTTTGGCTCATGCTTGAATGCTGATAGATTATTCCCCCATGCTGGCAGATCCGCCACGCTTCCTTCCGGCGTTCCAAGCCATTCCGATATTTGTTGCCCTGCGGCGTCACTATCTGCATAGGTCTTTATTTCCTCGGTCTGGGAAGATTCCATCAACCAATTGTATTCTTTGATTTCACTCATGCTTATAGCCTGTCATGCGCCATTAAAATTAATACGGTATCGTCAAATTCAGTCTGGATGTTTGAAGGCAATTTGCTCTTGCTCCGATTGTCCTCTTTCCCCTGGTTTTTGACGGTAATAACTGGCCTTTGCTCCATAACCATATTCCTTTGTCCATTGCTGCCATTCTGAGGAACAGGTGCTGTTTTTTGCGGTGAAATCGGCTTTACTTTTTGCATTGGGGTTTTGTTGATTTTCCCTACTGGTGCGAGACTGTTCCTGCCCGAAGACTCTGTGCTTTGAACTGTTTGTTTTTTATCTTCCCTTAAAGGTTGTGGAACAATTTTAGCATTTAAAACAGGAGCTTTCTCTTTCACCGACACAGCGTCTTTGGGAGAAGCTGGACGAACATCCTTATTGGAACTCAAAGCTTCCGGGCTATCTGGACTTTCCGTTTCGGTGCGAAACATGCCGTCAGTGGATCTTATGATTTCACCGCTTTTTACCAAGCTGCTCAGCTTGCCCACGTCGAAAGATTTCTCACCGCCAACCATCTTGAATGCCTCGGGTGTCATCCGATCCTTAAATTTGGTACTATATTTCTTGGCCTCCGCTTTCTTGCGCTTTTTATCATCACCACCGTGTATTTTGTCGAATAACCAATTTCCCGCCCAGCCGTCACCTCCGCCGGTCAATTTACCAATTCCTTTATTAATCAAAGTCCCAGCACCATACCCGGCCGCACCAGCTGCACCGACTAAGCCTACAGATGATGCCATTGCACCCGCGCCAAGTCCCCCGGTCAAAGCTGTTCCGGCCCCGGCAGAAAGTAACCCTGAAAGGCCAAGTCCTCCAGTGGCCGTTGCGCCAAGTCCTGCCAAGGCCGAGCCGCCCTTCGTCAAAACACCTTCACCGGCTGCAAAAGATTTTGCGATTGCTTTTAGCAACTGTCCGTGTCGCCTATCATCTTCTTTATTACCAGCCTTGATAGCCTTGGTTATCTCTTCCGTACCCTCGATTTCTTTTTCAAACAACTCGGTATGTTGTTTGATGGAATTTGTTTGCTTGTCTCCGGGTGTCTTTATCGTGCGGTTGATGTCCTTGGCCTTGCTGTCAGTCTTTTTGTTACGTCTATCAGTGACGGTACTTTTATTTCTTTCAGAGGTGCTTTCCCTGCCTGTTCTTGAATATGTTTTGCTTGATCCTTTCTGGACAGATTTATTGCTTTTGTTATTAATCACGTTAGCAGTAACATGCCGACGCTCATCTTCTTTATTACCAGCCTTGATGGCCTTGGTTTCTTTCAGTATTCCTGTAGTATTGGTAACAGGATACTTTGCGATAGTTGACTTATCCTTTTTTGATTGAAGAAAATCAGACTCCGGCTGATTTTTTTTGTCATGAAAAGATTCGATAACTTTGCCGGGTTGAACCTCATTTCCCCCCTGTCTTTCCGTCTCAATATTTGAGCCGTGGCCTTCTTGTAATTTCTTAGCGATTGGAGATGATAACTTTTTGGAAGTTATCATCTCCGTCAATGAACAGGTGTCAACCTTAAATCTTTTCTTATGCGAGAAAGGCGTCTTTTCTGTATTTGTCGCCAACCCTTTTACTATTTTGCCCGGCTTTTGGTCTTCAACCTGACGCTGTCCTGTGCTGGGAGTACTTCTGATAGGAGTTGTCAGTCCATCATCTCGAAGCGGGATAGATTCTTTTTTCTGCCTCTTGGCGGATATGGCGCTAACCTTATCGGCAGAATTACCGACACCTTCACTTTCGGGCGGGGATATCGTATTCTCTAAGCTTTTTGGGCCACGATTTGTTGTGCCTTCCTTTGGAAATTTAATAAAATGACCTTTCTTATCCCGTCGATCACTTTTATTTTTTCTCGGCCTAGGGTCTTCATTTTCCCCGGTTCCATTTTCTGCCTGAATTCTTTCGACAGCGACAGCGGATCTTGTGCTTACCTTATTCTTTTCCGATCGAATAGAATCAGATTTTAGAGAATTGCCTTCATCATGAAAAGATTCGACAGGCTTGCTGGAATGAGCCTGTTTTTCAGAAGATTTAATAAAGTGCCCTTTGGCATCCCGGAGTCGACCATTTTTATCTTTTTTGGGTTCAGAGATTTTGTCTTCATCCCCCTGGGCTTTTTTTGAAACAAATTTTTTGAAGAGATTTGTGGCAATTCTACCAGTTAAAGTATCATTACCTTTAATAGTGGATGCAAACTCGGTAACCTCCTGGATAGCGCCCCACAATGGTCCACCCGCAGCCAACCCGGCGGCGTCTTTGCCTTCTCCCGAATCCGCACCGGAAATATCTTTGACCTGGTTAACAATTTTCCCACCGATTGAAAAGAAAGAAGCACTAACAGTTTTTAAAAACCCTTTATTGCGGACTCTTTCCTGGTCTTCCTTGCGCCTTTTCAACGTATCCTTGCCGTTAAGCACGGCGGGTGCGTTCCCATCGTTTTGCCGTTGATTATTTGTGCCTGGCACTAAGTTTGGCACTAAAATTGGCACCAAGTTCGGGCTAACACTCGCACTTGCACCTGGGCTTGCACCCGGCAACTTATCTTTATTGATGTCCCTGCCCGCACGGCTTTGTGGCGCTTTTTTTCTGTTTATCTTCCTCTTTTTATTTACGCTTTTTTCCGAACGTTCCACCGGTGGAACGGCAGTAGGAGGAATAATCACCGCAACCGGACTTGTCCCAGGGGAAGTTATATTTTTGGCATTCGTTCTGTTTTCTATATCATTGACAGGATTAGTATCGCGGGTATCTCTTTGTGGAACAGGCATTCCGAATCGTTTTAAAATCCTGCCATCAAGACCCTTGGAGCTGGACAACACTGTATTTAAGAGCTTGTCAAGCTTATCATCAATACCTTTGAGTAAAGGAATTGTTTTTAATACCCGTTTCACTTATGCCTTTTCTCCACTTCTTTGTGCAGTGCAAGCACCAGTCTTTTAGGTGCCATAAGAGTCTCCCGTATGTCCTGGTGGGCATGCAGGCAAAGATTATTTATAATAATCTCCCAATCCTTTCTGCTATAATTCGGGAATGAAGTCGCCAGTCCGAAACGGAACCCGGATTCGGGTCGTGGCATCCTTTTCTTTTTTTTGAGGGCAAGAATGAGGCGGTGACACGAGAAAGATCTTCCCATCTTTATATTCCGATGGCAGGCCGTGCTGCATATCCGCAAGCCTGGAACCAACCTCCTCCAGGAACCGTTCTATCTTTTTAATTTCAAAAGAGAGAATCTTCGTTTCCTTTTCCTCATTGTCAATGCCTGGGAACTCACACCTGAAAGCCAGACTTCTTAATTTAATCCTGATCTTTTGTTTGCGGTATTCACCGGAGGAAACACCCTTCCGGGCTTCGGCGTCTACCAATGCCAACCGTTCCATTTCAAGCGTTTCGAGTTGGGTACCGGTTAAAGGCCGGACAATAACCCTTTGTTCATCGAACTCAAATTCACGCTCAGGTTTGCCCGAGATATCTGCATATCCATCAGATAATTCTTTTAAATCAAAAGTAAAAGTATGCTCTTCCCCGCAATGGTCGCAATCATATGTAACCGTCATACTGGTGTCCTGTTCGGTATGTAAAAAATACCAAACCAGTGCAAACCGACGGTCTTCACCGGTCCATTCTTTTGCATCATAAAAGGTGGATTTGTCCTGAACGGTATTTAAAAACAAAGAGGTAGCCGCCTCTTCATGCCCGGCATCAATGTCCGAAAAATCCAGGGCATCACCGGCAGTGGCTTCGCGCAGGCGGATCTCTTTTTTAGGATCGCTTGGCAGATTAAAAGGGGATATCATATGTTCAACTCCTAAATTGAATAAAAGTTATTGGAAATTCCAGCATGCCTTCACCGTCTTTGGATTCGGTGACATCTCCTAATTGAGTCGGGTACACATGCCATTTATCGGTTTCGGGCTCACTATTGTCATGCAGAAGCGAATACCGTGTGAAATTAACACAATAATCAATCGGTAAGTTAACGGTACCGTCCGGATTGACAACTTTCCCGACAAGAGACCCGAACCATTTCGATACCCGCCTGTCCTCGTGGTCCCGCATGGTCATGGAAATAGTAACTGGAGCCGTCCCGCATGGGTATGTCAAGGTCTGAATCCCGACCTCTTCCTGATCGGTTTCAATCTCGATAGGCCCGTAAGAAATCTCCTTGACATATAAATCAAAGTCGTCTTTTGAGTACGGATACTCATCAATCTCAACCCGGAATTGCCAGGGCTCCCGAAAATGGGTTTCCACGAGAGACTTGGCAATCAGCCGAAGTTTGTTGAAATCTTCCAAATCAAACCACCGTAACCATGGGGATAATCAAGGCAGCCTCTTCTATGGCCAACTCAATTGCATCAACCCGAGCCGTCAATGTTTCTTCCGAAGGCAACTCGGCCTGCAACCCCGCAGCCACAGCCACGGCTCTTTCTCGCCGGGTATTCCGAACCGCCAGGGTTGCGGCAAAATGCTTCAAGATCAATCCAACGCTTTCATCGGGCAGATCTTTATCAAAAGAGAAATCTCGAAATTTCACCAGGTAATTGACAGTCACAGGATAATTAATAACGGCACCGGATATCTCAATATCCGCAGATGTCAAAGCGTGATCGACATAGATACCGAAAGCATCGTTTACGCCAGATACCGCCAGGAAATCAGAGGGCTTTACAATACTGGTTTCCGGCGATTCAATTTTGACAGACCTGACAGCTCCGCCCCGATCCTCAAAAACTCCCATGGTGTCCTGCATCATGACAATCAAGGCGTCGGAGTCATTATAATACAACACGTCAAACCGCTTCTTAGCCTGTTCTATGACTTGCGTCGGGGTCATGAACTAAAGGCCCCAACCCTGAATAGCACCATCAGCGTCCAAATATGTCACCCAATTAACGTGTAACGTGGCAGAGGGTTTTATCGGCGTATTGTCATCTACAGAAAGTTCGATGCCTTCAGACTCTATCCAGGTTTTCTCAAAAACTACGGTGCTGTTCGTATCAGAACCCGTTTTTGCTTCAGAAACCAGAGATAGCGTAAAATCTAAATATTTTTTTTCTTTCACCCACTCTCTAACAGTCTTGAGAACTTCCCCGGAAATGGTTTCTATAAAGGTAATAGGCACTTCATGAGCATTGATGACTTTCCCTTGTTGCTGCACCTGAACGCCATGTGGTCCTATAATTTCGACCATTTCCCGTTTAATGGGGGGCATTTGAGTTGTTTGAACCAAAAATTCAAGATCAGGGTACTCTGCGACAACCATTCGGAAATCATCCGAAGTTGCCTTTTCTCCCATGGCAAGAAATTTGTTGAACGATTTTTTAACCAACGGCACGTTGGCTGCACCAAAATTTTCCATATTATTATATCCTTTTAGCCGTATGTGGCATTTATATCAGACTGATTGAGCATGGTTTTCGTTTCTACCTGAAGTGTCGTTTCCGCCCGGACCAGATAACCATCTTTGGTCTTCTCCTTATCAAGCGGGATTGACATACTTGTAATAACGCAATTTCCGTAAAGGGCATTTCTGCCGATATTAATCCATACTGATTGTGGCACACGTCCACTCGGGAGTATCTTATTGACTTCTGGGGTAATCATTTTTTCCAATTCCCGAAGCGGGTCCATCACCTCTGCTTTTGCATCAGCCAGTGCATAAAATTTCAGAACCAGATTAAAGGTATGGGGCTGGTTACCTTCCCATATTTGCAAGCTGGAGAGCTGGCTTTTGCTCGTGAGTCCCGTTGTTCCTTGTATCACCGCGCCCACTTTAGAGTATTTTGAGCCGATAGAATCATCTTGAAACGGGCTGTTCCAATTGGCCGTGATCTCTTTACTGGTTCCTTCACCGATAACACCGCAAACGAGGGTATTCTCCTGTTGAACCCAAGCTTTCAGGTAAGGGCTCACGTCAGGGTCATTATTCCCAACGATATTGAGCCCGGCACCCCATAAAAAAGCCATGGATTACAGGCCTCTTTTCTTTCTCGTACGCATGGACTTTGCTCTGTTCCGTCTGGCCGCCGCTGTGTTACTTTTGCGCCTAGCTTTTTTCAAGGCTTGCCTCTGCGCTGATGACACCCGGAATTTTTTAACTCTTTTCTTTTTCAAAACAATTTTCCCGTTTCGAACCACCTTCCGCGTTGATTCGAATATCGAATCCGACCCAACCCGCGTGGCGTACCGGGCAATCAGCTGATTGTCATCAATGGACACATTATCCAACTTTTTTGACAAAAATTTCCCAAGTTTACTCCCTTGATCATCGTCTTCATCATCCAGAAATGCCGTAACGTTTTTTGCGGAGGCCCCCAATCTGGTAAAGGCATCCCCAATACCTGCAAGAAGTTCGTTGTAATCCTGTTCCTCATCCTCGTCTATTTCTTCGTTACCATCAGCATCAACCATGCCGGCAGCAAGGAAATCCAGCGCCTCGAATGTGAAATCTCCTTCATCTAACCACGACAAAACGGTTGACATAGCCATACTCCGCATCTGCTGACCGGCAAAATCTTCCGTATTCCGGCTGGCGGATTCAAAGATACTTTCTTCCGAGTCAATGGGCGGTGGCTCACCAAACCCCCTGAAAAAGACCTCTGTATCAGGAGTTCTTGAATAGATCATAAATTATCTCCTATTTAATTAATTTTGGTTGACCTGCAATACGCCTGGCTGCGCCGGTCGGGCAAATTTCCCAAGTGACCAGCCACAGATCTATTTCTTTTTGTTCAATAGTGAGAACGTAGGGTTCTGTCCCATCGGTCTCCGGATATCTTGGCGGAGCCAGGGCACCGGATGTTACCAGGTCATCCATAATGGCTTTGGTTAATTTGTATAGAATTTCATACGTCAGGCCGTCCGGTTCGAACTTGGCCAAAGAGGCCGCTTCCACAAACCGATGATCAATAAAATTCAAGATTCTATTGACCCAGATAAACCGGCTATAATTGGATTTATAATGGATAGAAAGGCAATCATCCACGACTGCCCCGCCACTGGAACCCCCAATTATCGGATTGATCCGAGCATCATACAAAGCATCTCTGTCCAGAATGTCATCCGGAAATAACGGCGTGATACCGGTTCTTTTCAGCTTTGCCCTTTTATCTCCAGCAGGTGCGTAATGGATGCCGGGAACGCTGCCGGTCATGATGGCATCTCCCCGGGCACAGGCGGATGCAACTTCGCCGGACACACCCCACACGGTTTTCCCACCGTAATATTTATCACTGGCGGAATACGGAGAGTGGTAACAAGCTGCCTGTCTGCTTTCCAGCCCGGCTCCCGTAAGCCAGGTGATGGCGGCATCATGCTTGATTGCAGGGGATGCATCGAAAAGAAAGAAACTGTGCCGTGTTTCTGCAATATCAATACAATTGGCCAGCACATCCGTGTCCAGATTCCCGGCGGCAAACAGCAGGTCTGCATTAACGGTCTCATTGCGGAATAAATCCCAGGCATCCGTCCAGTCCGTTGCTGTGGGCTCTCCGCCACCGGTCCCACCGGTAAAGGCAATTCCTGTGGTTAAATCCCCAGCAGCCGCAGTCGAGAAAGCCGCCCATGTGACGGACTTATCAAAATCACACCGGAAACGGTCGCTGTTATTTTCCAGAACGGTTTCAATGAACGCAGGCAACCCCATGTCATCTTTGTCGAGTTCGCCTATGCCGACAGTATAAGATTCAAGAACGTATTCATCCCCGACCTCATCTTTGTCATAAAAAGTGATCGTGAACCGTTCGCTTGTATCATCAACATTTGTAACCTTCACGGAGCGGTTAGCACCATCATCCCCGTCTATAATCCATATGATCAATGCAGTGCCCTCACCGCAGACAAGGGCCGTTCCAAAATCATTCCCGGCATTTGTTGCAGCACCGTCAAGGCTCGCGATAGCTATGCTGGGAAATTTTGCATCCGATGCAACCACACGGACCACATTCACATAATTGCAGTCTCTTGCAGCATCAGCCACATGCCGGAGACCTTCCATGTGCGTTCCGGCTTTTTTCGAAAGGGGTTTTCCAAGAATATCTTCCCAATTCGAATCATAGACTTTTAACACTTCGCCAGGTTGACCCTTTGATGCGCGGACAACCGTTGCGCCAACAGAAACCAAGCCACCACCAGTCTTATAGGTGTTGTCTATTACATCCAGGACCGTAATGTCAGCAGCATTCGTGATAATATTTTTCATTATTCATTTTCTCCGTACAATTTTTCATATGCTACCAGCTTGGCTTGCTGGTGATGAGTAACCCCTTCGATTGATATTTTTTCTCCGGAGGGGACAATGACGCTCCATGTATCCCCGGACTCTTTTTTCGCTATGCACGCGGCAAAAAAATCATCCTTCTCAGGAGCGTCGTTTTCTTCCGGGTCTTTGGGTCCGGGGTTTTCCTGTCCGTCTTTCGGTCCCTCTTCCGGCTCAGCTGTCGATTTAACAACAGCGACTCGGATAAACGGAAAGCGGCTATTCAGGATTTTCTTGAAATTCTTTAGAAGTTTTTCAGGAATTTCTGTTTCAAAAGGGTTTTCCTCGAGCCTGTGCCCGGGAATGTTTATAGTCAAACCCTTCGCGACATATTGAACCGACCCTGATGACGGGTTGGTGATTTTGATTTTGATTTTATCCATTTTCTTCTCCGATATTAAGATTGAACCAAAGCCGAGAGAGGCTGTCCTCTCCCGACATGACCGTTATTCAACTACTATCCAGATGTCGTGAAAAGCAGTTCCATGAAGTAATCTCTGCCGTCAAAGGGGTTTAAATCTCGATATCCCAGGCTCCAAAGCGTACTGGAATACTTCAAATCCCCAAGCAGGGGATGTTTGAAAGGTAGTGCAGGAATACAATCCCCAACCACATAACCGGCCAATCCAACAGAATTTCCAATCCCAAAACAAAGATTTCTATAAGAGGCTGCCTGTGGATCTTCGTAAGCATCCCACATGTTAAACAGTCTGCCGATATAATGAGGCTGAGCAAGTCTTCTGTAACCGGGTGCTGGAATAAAATGAGGTAATTTCATGGCTTTAACGATTGCCGCAGAATCTTTATCGAAAACAACACCAGACAAACCAGTTATCCCGGTTCTGTTCATTATTGTTGCGTCAATCTCAATGAGTTTTTGCCTCAGAGTTTCGTAATGTTCCTGAAAATACCGGGCGTCTGGAACAGTCATGTCCCAGGAAGCACTGCCCTTCGCAAAGTACCGCAGGTCATTCAGGATCTTGCGGTCCTTATCCGCTGAAATTAGATTTCGGATGTCGGTCAATGCCATGGATTCCATATTCAGGTTGTATTCACGGCGCATCGCCCAGAGTGACTGGAGAGTCATTCCGCAAGAAATAGCGGCTTCATGGGGATAAATCACTTTGCTGTCCATCTCGTAATCGGTAAGAGGTATCAGTGCTGGATTTTTTTCAATGTCAATATCAATACCTACAGCAACTTTGATCGCATTGGCAGGTGCAGTGGAGAAAACAGGATTTACCGTGCCCGTGGTATAATCCACAGTACCGGTTACCGTGACCGTGGTCGCTCCAACAAGGAATGTTCCATGCAGATTGCCTGCGCCATCGTCAACAGCTACAACATCTTTGTCATGAATTAATTTAACCCGTTTTTTCTTGATGGGCATTACAGCACCCAGGTCCGTTGCTGTATCGAACTGAAAATAATTCGGCGTTGTACTGCCCGCACCGCCGACTTCGGTACCATCGCCTACAGCAATTTCATGTCGCTGATCCATAGACGAATACTGACCGTCAAAACTATAATCAATTTTATCACCTTTGGTCAGATCTCCGAACGTACTGCCGGCAATTTTCTCGATCTTAAAAATCTCGGACTGATTGAATGTGCCGGGAATATGGGTGACCATACGGGAAGTAATGGAATGAAGCATGACAGGCAGAACAAGCGCCACCATGCGGTCGCGCATCTGTACGCCTTCTGTAGTGGACATGGGGAGCGCGGACTCAAAAACAAGTCCTTCCGGACGGCTTACCTTATCTGACGTTAACGCCAGGCCCTGTTCTATGGCCGCGTGCGCCGAAGCCAGCAAATCAGGACTGGGGCTCATGCCGTAAGTGCGGCAATATTGTCGCAGTGCATTAGATGCTGTGCCCTGAATAGTAGCAGCCCCCTTGCCAGCAGATTCAAAAATGCTGTGCTGCGTGACGGCTTCAAGGCGTTCGTTCCGGGTTGCCGACTCGCCGATAAACTCACCAGTTGTCTCATCAAGGATGGGTTTCAGCAGGGAATCTTCCATGTCCCTTGCGCGGCGGTCGATATCCTCAACTCTTTTTTTGTACTTAGTCTTCATTTTTTTTCTCCATGGAATTTACTTTTAAAAAAGTTTTCTTTCTTGCTTTTTAAAAAGTACAACCATAAAAGAAGGGAGATAAAGCTATTTGGCGCATATGTGGCATGTGGGAAAAAGAGAGGGGGAGTAGCGTAAAAATGGTTAAAAAAACAATAGCCCCGTCAAGCGTCGTGACACCTGGCGGGGCTATATCCATGGACCTGAATAATTATAGCACTATCTTATGCGTCTAAGGAAACCTCCTATTCAACTCGCCCCTGGTGTTCTTCATCAGGTGCCTCCGACGTGGTGATTACCAAGGCATTGCTTTTCAATCATTATTGAAAACGTCCGGTGATCCGGTAACAGTAATCCCAGCCCCACAGAATTCGGTCACCATGTCCCCTAACCGATGGGTCTGATAATTGTTAATGAATGTGTCCGGACTCCCAGTGATACACATGCTCACCCCACAATGAGGGCAAGTGTGAACGGCAAAATCAATCAGGGCCCTGGAGGCCCGCTTATTATTCACATACACATCTTGGGAACCAGTGATCCGGAACCCAACAATCCCGTGAGGGCAACAGGGCAACCCATGTGAGCCGATTCCGATCGTCATATCTCCCAATCGCGTTTGCCTGGGCATTATTTGCTCCCTTCTGGGTCACCACTTTCATCCATCGACGCTGGCATACACCCTTCCAATGGATTGATGTTCTCATTAGGATTTTCGCTCCATTTTCTCAACTCAACCCAAGAAACTTCAATCTCAGGGTTAACCCATATGGGGCTATCTTCAATCGAAAGTAGCATCGGCGGCTTGTCATTACTACTCTTGACCTTAAAATCTCTACCATAAATTAAGCCGTTTCCATCCAGATCTTCATACGCCATATATTCGTTGATCAATTTAGCGGCATAAGGGGCACTTGACCCAAAAAGAAATGACCCACATTCCGCAGGGATTTCTGAACACTCATGACCTATGGAGTGCCAATGTGCACCATGAATATGGTTCGCCACTTTGATCAGACTAGAACCGGTACCTTCTGCGGCATCTTTTTCATCAGAGCTACCAATCATATTCTGTAGAAAAACCATTAAACTTTGTCCAACATCCTTTTCTGCGTTGACCCCAACAATTTTTTGCAAAAATTCAATTAAACTTCTATCCTCGTCCTTCTCGGAATGGACACCGACTACATCCTGGAGATAGGATACCAGACTGTGGTTACTATCCCTTTCCGAGCCTTTACCGACAACGGTTTCAAGCATTGAAATCAAAGTGCCTGTTTCGTTCTCTGGATTCCTGATTGTATCGGTTATCTGCATACCGCACCTGTTATTCACAGCGTCCCATATCTGACATTCGCTTTCCACGCATTGTGCGTGGACTACCTCAAATTTTGTTGGGATGTTATCTTCGTTAAAAACCGTGGCTATCGAACCTGATAAAAATGGACAAATACTCATTTTGCTGTTCCTTTCTTCTTTAAAAAAACATTCGTTACATAGGATTTAAATCTATCCGTGGAGCCGAAATTTTAACGGTTCCGGCACTGGTGACGATCGTTTTGCCGTCACAATCGACATTGGTGTTCCCTTTAACAATCACATTAGTATCCGCAGCGGATGATACGTTTATTTCAGATTCCCCGTGAATGGTGATCTTGCCGTCCGGGGTTATTTCAATCGCTGTTTTGGTATGCTTCTGGGTCAAACAAAACGATTTGTCCTGCCGGATCTCAACCAGCACTCCGTTTTCATCAAGAACAGTCGAGCCATCATGGTAAGCCGGATTCGTCGGTGCAGGTTCTTTGCCGATACGGACATGTTCCATGGCATCCGGCCCCGCCCATGCATCATGGGGGAAATTCGGCATTTTATCAGGTGTATGATGAACTGATCCGGTAATACGTGGCCGCCGGGTGTCTCCCTTGTAAGGAAAATCAACCCACACATAATCCCCAACCTTTACCGGGGTAAAACATCCCTCTTTCGCCCTGGCCCCAATCGGTAATTTATATTCCGCCCACGGCAGATCTTCCGTTGAAATCTCATTGGGGAAAATTGGAAAAACACGAACCTTGACCCGCATCTGTTCTTCCGGATCATTGACAAGTTCGACCACCCCCACGTACTCGCCATCATATTTTTTCCGAGGCGGTTGCTGTAAAATTGGTTGGTTCATAGAGGTAAAGCCCCCTTAATTCTGGTAAAATATTTCTGCCCCCCATAAAAATGGGCAGCGGTTCCAATCACCACCTTATCCGGCAGACTCTCATCAATAGGTGCGTCATTCCTAAACAAATTCCATTCCAGATCCAAAGAAATGCCCGGTTTCAACATCCCGCTCCCGTGAGTAGTAAAATCAACTTCCGGCAAACTGGAAACCGACAAATTCCGTAATGCCCCCACGGTGTCTCTTGATGTAAATTCCGCTGCCCGGCTCTGGTGTTTCTGTGCCCAGACAAACCCTTCGATCATGTTCCAGCCACAATAAGACTTTAAAAGGCTGTCTTCCACAACATAAGAAGAATTGGGCCGGGTATAGTGAATAATCTGGTGTTCGGCCTGTCGGTTTTCATACGCATATGTTAAATCGGCTTTCCGGGCGAACATATCAGCAACTCGACTCATGAAAAACTTTCCCCGCTGATAATAGATCCTCGCTCCCTGTTCGATAGCCATTTGCCTCAACATCACCGATGGCCGTTCACCGGGTAAAAGGTGGTAATCTTCAGCAACTGGGAACCCGGCAGTGGAACAGGCAACACCAGGCGACAACGCCTGAATAATCGTTACGGCCGGTTTTTTCTTGAATATACGGGCCTTGGTTGCAGGAATTTTAAGTCTCTGGACATCTCTTTGAATACAATTCAGAGTCACCAACTCCCCCTTTACTGGCATTGTCAGAACAACAAAGAAATCTTTCAACTCCATATCACTGCTATCATTCCAATAATCCGCAAAGGTCACCTCTAATTCACCGAACTGAGCAATGCCCATGCTGTCCCGCAAGATCGAATCCGTGTCTGAAAGCGTCATGATCAGCTTCGGCCCGGAAAGATCCAACGTTTCCACCAGGACGCACGACTGAAGAAATGATAAATCCACCTCTTCTCCTTCACAAGCAATGCGCTGGATAAATAATCCCTCTTGATCAGGCATTCTCCATCACCCTCCCAATATATTCTATCTGCATAGGATCATAAACAGTTACCACCTCACCGAACAGAACCGGGGTTTCTATCTCGACCATGGTGCCGGCAGCAAAAAAATGGCCGGTTTCCGTAGTGACGCTCTCGTTATCAAATGAATGCATCTTGGGGTTCTTGATCATGGCCGTGATGTCAAGTTCTTGATCTCCGATCAAATGACGGGTTTCAAATTTATGCCCCCGGTGCTTGGTGTCACTCACACGGGAAAGCCACGCCAGGACAAATTTATCCAGGGTTGGCTTATCCCTGGCTATAAAGACCAGCCGATATGATAATATCACGCTCAATACCTTAACATTCAGCCCCGTGTCCTCATTGAAAAGGATTTTCAGCCGATTGTATATTCCCCCAGGGTTTTCATCATCGCTGACAAGGCCAGGTTGTCTGCTATAATTAACCACTGGCAACCTTGCAGACCTTACCTGTTTCCCCTCGGAAATAGTATCAACCGCATTCCCGGAAGCCATATAACTCTTTAAGAAACCCTGTACACTGTCTGAATCATGCCGAAACACCTGTTTTTTGGGGTCCCGAGCCAGAAACTCCTTAAACTCGGACGGCCCGGCAACGGCAAGGTCGGAAAACGCCGAAAGGACGTGTCCACCAAATGCGATATCAACCGCATGCAATTCTGAATATTCTGTTGTCATATTGTAAACCTCTCATCATAGTCGAAGAACGGCAACATAAAATAAATACTCCCCGCCCCCGGTTTTTTGGAAATTGATTCAATGTGCTCAATATAAAGCATCTTACGCGTGGTATCGTCGGTGAGGTCGTTGTACTCATCATAAACCAGAACACTTGATTTTGGGATGTCATCCGCACCAATGAGCAGAGCAACCGGCTGCTCTGCAAACCCGGAAGCCGTCACCCCTTCGTCGTCAAACGGTACGGGGAAATCAAAAGGCAGATCAAAAACCCTGACATCTTCAGGATCAGCATATTTGATAATCTTATCATCTACCTCAATGGACCCTACCTGGTCCACAACATCGGTTACCTGTTCCACCTGGTCCCGCAATGCCCTAAACAAAAGCGCATCAAAGGCTTCCGGCGAGCTGTTCAAGAAGGTGGTCAAATCTCCCGCCACAAGCCCAAGCAATGGTCTTAAATCCCGTGGGGTTGTCATATCTCCATATCCTCCGCAAGTTTACCGATTTCCTTTACAGGCCGGTTGTTTGCCTTGGCAAATTGTTTAATCGCCTCTTTTTGAGGAATATTGTCCTTGTAGGCGGCCTTCAGCAATGCCGTGTGCAGATTGGCCTTCAACAAATCCGTGGACATCTGCTCGTTTTTCCTTTCGGCTTTTTCCCGGATCTTTTTCTCCTGAGTAGCAATCTTTTTGTAAGCTGCCCGTTCTGTTCGCATCTGTTTTAATTTTTTTGCAACACTTGTTTCCGCCATCTTTTGTTTCATCCCCTGCTTAGCTCTCTGGAACAAGCCAAAGGCCTTTCCCGCTAATGATTTGTCAACAGATTTTGCCTGTTCGCTTTCGTTCGCTGCCTCTTCAAGTTCATCTTTTTGCAAGTATCTGCCAGCAGTATTCTTGTCATCACCAAACCCTATGGCCTGGGCCTGTTTTTCCAGTTCTTTGGCAACCATCCTGGCTACCACCGGGCCTTGTAAGACGGCAAAAGTCTTCAAAACGTGTTTGCAGCAACTGCCGGTAAGCTTTGGATTCCGAATCTTTGGGAATGCATACTCCAAGGGCTTGATCGCAAACCCGCCGATAGTGGCAATATACCGATACCAGTATTGATGCCTGCCACAATCACATTCAAAAGAGATGCGACCGGCAAGAATCTTCTTTGCACTCTTTTGATATGTTTTGGTGCTGGTGAGATAATCCGCCCATTCATCCAAACGTATTTTAACCTGATGATGTTTGAATTTACTCTCCGCACTGGCACTTACCCGGAAATGGAGAACCATGCCGTCTTTGCTGTTTACAAGCCGATATAAAGTTGCCGTCGTGATTTGTTTCCGAGCCCGTTCAATGTCAATGGACCGGGAAGCTGAAATCAGCTGTTTGACAGGAACTCCACGCTTACTGGAGCCATATTTCTTTTTTGCTGCCTTGGCTTTTTTGCTGAAGTCTATCAGGTCTTCCCGGGTAAAAGGCTTGCCGCCCCGCTTGGCACCGTACAAGAGGTCCAGGGGCGCACCAGATGCAAGATGTTTCCGCATAGCTTCCGGGGTGAGCGTCCTCTCTGCGTTCCTGCGGTTTTCCGCTTTTGCTGTCCGGATCTGGTTGAACATCTGCTCGAATCGTTTGAATTCTGCCTGTGAGGTTTGTTCTTTGGCCATTATTCCTCCAAACCAGAATGATATTTAATCCGTTGGCGCACCCACACGATCGGCGGTAACCAGATTGTTTCCCCGACGGGCAGGGCTTCCCGAAGGTCATCCAATTGAGCGACCACCATCACCGCCCACTTGAGCTTATCCGTACCGTAAAACCGATGAGCAATCAATTCCGGCATCAACCGTTCATCTGGCTGTATTTCGTATTCCGTCCAGCCTTCGGTCTGATTCTCCGCACCGTTCCGGATCTCCCGGTACAGTTCGGCTCTGTGTAGGGTATCGTTGATGTTGTATGGACTAAGCCTTGACAGTGACATGTTTTGTACCTCCTTTATTTTATATTCTGCGGGGCCGCAGCCCGTTTCTTTTCCCATTCTTCCAACCTTGTCTTCGTATGCCCAATCGTGATCGCATAAAACGATGACAAAGCATCATCCTTCCTTACTTTCGGAGTCAACCAGATATCCATCATTTCATCAATGTACCGATGACTGACCGGCTCCACCATGGCCCCGACAACACACAGTAAAAGACACCGATGACCAGCCGTGAAAGCATCCCAGTTGATGGAGTAAATAACCCGCCCTTTATCATCCTGTTTCTTTTCAACCCGCTGGCCTTCACCACCGGCACGGATAATAAAAGATTGGGAATCCTTGGCCACAATAAGATTATCCGTCTCCATCAAAGAAAAATACCAGTTCAAAGCCGTGTAAAAATTACTTTGACCGGTTTCGCCATCCATGTCTTCAAGCCTGAATTGACTGGCATATTGGGCTATATAATCGGTTTTTTCCTCAACAATACAAGCAAACCCATCCGCCTTTTTCTTCTTAATTTCCTCAATGAGACCTTTTTTCCATGATCCAAACACGCCTTTAATCGGCTTGATGTGGGTCACCAATAGCTGTTCCCCGTTATAAACCGCATATGCCTTGTACTTCTGCATCCCCGCAAGGGAAACCACAAAGATTTTTATTATTCCTTTTTCTTCCGTCATGCTGTATCCCCCGTAAGTATTTCCCGTGCCCATTTAATCATGTCATCACTGTGATCGTCCGCAGCCGCTTCGACCGGTATGTAATCCACAAGATAGAAGAAACAATGAGTATCCCAGACATCCGGGCTTTTGATCCCCTTGCCGCGCATCCGCTCTTTGGTCCAAATTGCGTACCGGCCTCGTTCGTCCATGTCATACGGAATCTTCGCGCCTTCCTCGACAATCTTCTTTGTTGCCGCAATCTTCATTCGCTCTTCAAACACAGCCTCTCGGACCTTGACTGATGCATAGGCACGCTGATTTCTGTACCGCCGCTTGTCCGCCTCGGAATGACAAGGTAGGCCCCAGTGAATAGCTTCGCACTGCATTCCCAACTCATCGAGTTTAAGGATAACCGTTCGGCCCGCACCATCGCCATCCACCGCAATTGTAACGGACGGCAAATCAAGACACCGGTGGTACAACTTCCGAGCAAATTCCTTTTCATTCAGATCCAGGAACTCCCGACATTCAACCACCTCAACTTTACGGTTTTCATAGTATCCAGACACCTTGCCAATAGTCCAGACGGATGAATCCCGGTGAACACCTTCAGCAACATCAACCGTGACCACCCATCCCCAGGGTTCATCGTGTTGGATTTCTATCCCCTGGCATATTTCCAACCATCTTTTGGGGATCAGGTACCCGGTTAAGTTATCCGGCAGGCATCCCAGAACCTTGATTTGATATTCAGGGCTATGGTGACCGCCGTATTCGATCAGTTTTTCTCGGATAAATTTCTTGGAAACAATAGGAGAAAGCTCGGCATTGAGGTTGAACGTCGTGTAAAGGTCACTCAACTTCCCAAAAGCATCTGCAAAATGACCGATCGGCCTGGTGGGCTGAGAAACCATGACATACCGGTTGTCCTCATGAGTAAGGGCTCCCCTGAGTACCCCGTGGATCTCATCCTCGACACCGGATGCCTCATCAACGATGCAAAGATAATTATCATTGTGCTGGCCTGCCACGTTCTCAGGTGCGCTCTTGCTGGCTGTCTTAGGGATTACATACCAGGAATCTTTAAACAGGCGCATATAATACCGTTTTGCTTCCTTGATAAACCATCCAGCCATCCAGGGGTGTGCCCGATCCACGTTCAGGATGGCCTCATCCAGGTATTTCCAGACCACGGAACGCACCTGTTCGACATTGGTAGCGGTCAATAAGGCGTTGGAATACGGGTATACCCGGAGATGCCAGTCAAGAATCCATGCCAGTAAATACGATTTGCCGGTATTGCTCAAAATTGTGCCGTCAGCATGAAGGAACAGCCGATCCTCGATCAATTCAAACCCGTAGAAATTATCAATACTAACCGGATAAATACGGTCAATCCCTCTCGCTTCGCCGCCCCTGCGCACTGCTGAGAATTCTTTTTGCCGGCAATCCTCCCAAAGAACGAAATCTTGCAGATTTACGAGGGACGGTTTCTCATATCCGTCTTGTCTTAAATACAAAACATGCTGCTCGTTGTAGATGTGCGACCCACCATCCATAAATCTACACAAATAAAGAATTTCCCTGCCGGAACAAAGGTTATTCACGGTCCGCCTGCTTCCATCCGGCCCCATCACCTCGTCCCCAGGGTTGATATCTTCAACAAATTTTACAGACCAGTCAAACATGCGTATGGGTGTGCCTTTTCCAAAACAACCATGGCCCGAAGCGACAGCCACCCGACACCCAGGTTCCTGTATCGCTTCTAATAAATCCAACTGCTGCCAAGTCATCCGGCAAGGAGCGTGGTCCAGCAGATACCCCACCAGATCCCCCCGGTACCGGGCACAAAAATTAAGGTACCGGGGATCGCGGGTAAGGGATTTTTTCTTATACTTTCTTCTCGGGGCCATCCCCATCCTCCCCGAAAGATTCGACGTGGGCCAGCTCTTCTTTGATCAGGACCACCTCTCTTTTTCGCTCTGTCACAAATTCAGTCCGCTCTACCTCAATTTCCGCTAACATCTCTTGTCGCTTGGCAAGAATCTGCTCTTCCGTGATTTCATCCCCATCATCCGGCACAACTTCTTCCGGCTGGTGTTTCTGCAGCATCATCTTGAGGGGTTCCGGCATTGTGACACCCAGCTTGACAAGTTCTATCGCTGCTTCGGCAATATCCATGTTTCCGTCGGACAGGCCGTCAAATATAGTCCTGATCTCGTTCATTTTCTCAAGACCCTGAAGGTTCGGCATTATTTGCTCAAACGCTTTTTGCATATCAATCACAAAATTTGCGGCTTCCCGGCAAGTGTGCGGGCTTTTAAGCGGTTTCCAGTCTTTCCGGGCCGCTGCCGCATCATTGAGAACGTCCATTAGAAGCCATTGATTCAAAAGGATTTCAGCGTACATATCCCTGGCATTGTCCGCTGCACGATCTTTTATCAGGTTTTCGACGGTTTTTTTTGCCGTTTCTGCCGACACTTCCCGCCGTTCCTTCAACCAGCCTTTTGTATTGTTTCGGAATATTTTATTAACTGGATCGATTCCATAAGCCCTTGCCAATGCTGAAAGAGTCTTATGCTCGCCTTTCATGAACTCGACTTTAAATTTCGACCAATCATGAGGTGAATCGGGGTTTACTTTCTCTTTGGTGGAGGGTTTACCCATCTCTTTTTTTGTAGCATTTGCCGGCTTTTTCTGTTTTTTGGCTTTTTGGGATGGTTTGCCTTTCCTTTTCAACTTATGCAGAATCTTTCTAAAATAAGCCAGTGACAAAGGTTTTCCAAGCTCTTCACTTCTTCTTTGACAGAACGCTGCATGGGTTAACTTTTCCCCGGATTCCTTCAATTTCAGGAAAAGTGTACCTTCTGCCTGGTAGTCTATTTTATTACCCATAAATAATCTTTGCTCTTAGCTTCTGGTGTACGCCGCACTGATACTCAACCATCGTTCGACACACTTCCTCTTGTGTTTGGAATATGGTTCCGCACGCAGGACATTGACGATCCCTGCAAACAATACCGGGGCTTGCCGGCAGGGTTGCGACAACTCTTGTTTTTGAATTGCAAAAAGGGCAGTGGTCCACACGAACCCGCATCATTGGACCAGGGATGGGCTGTTCAAGTACTGTTAGAAAAAATTCTATAGTCTCAAACCCATTGTCGCAGTCATTGCATTTGCGCCACCGGCAAACGGAAAGATTAACACCCCTCTTGTCGATCCCAAGGCTTCTCATCCTTCCACCGCAAAAAATACAATCCATATCACCACCCCTCAATTATTTCGATTCAAACATTCTACCGTTTAGCCAAAGCTTCAAATTTCAAATAATAAAGAATCTGCTTATCAAGATCCCGCATATTGTCAGCTGCCCAAACTTTTACTTTTTCCAGCAGTTCCGGCGTCCATGGTGCCGGTTAGCACACCGCCTACAGCTGCAACCAACCCGGATACCCCTGTCCAAAATGTTTTTGTCTTGATAAGTCTTTTGCTGTTCATTAGATCCCCCTGATCACAAGCCGGAACTCATCCTCACCCTCAAACCTCTCCATCATCTCAACAAGGGCTCTGCCTGATTGACGAACAGCTCTTTTCCCTTCAAGAAACCCGACACGCCGTCCTGGGAGCAAACATCCGTATGTATCATCAGCAGTATTGCCTGCATGAAAAAGGATATGCGACCGACCGGGCACGTTGCATACCTCAAATACTTCATTGAATTTAGGGGATTGAGTTCTTATGCATGTATAAGTCCCTGGCGGGATACAGGAGACAAACGGCTCATTGTCAAGATACTGGTTTTCGAGAATGAAACACTGGATTCTGTTGTCTATCAGCAGGACGCCTATGGTCCCGCCTTCTGTTTCTTCAAGTCTTTTTAACTCTGCGAGCATGGCAAACTCCTGTGAAAAGTTTATTATGGCCATATTTTTTAAAAAAAATTAAAGAAGGTCAAATCAGCGAGAGGTGTCATTCCCTACCCATACCGCGTCATTCCCTACCCACACGGTGTCATATCGTTCCTTTCCCTACCAACATCGCACCATTTTATTTTTTTTTATTTTCCTTTAAAAAAGTTCTTGACATAGTGCCCAATGGGTACTATATTAAAACCATGATCAACAAAGAATAAAAAAAAGGAGACAAAAAATGGAATTTACACTTAACACAGAAGCTTATAACCAACACAGGTGGGGAAAGCCTTGGATAGCAGTAGTTGATTTTGAAAATGACGCAACAGGTGACTTTGCCTGGGGAACATGGACAGGCGATCATTATAAGGGCGGCGAAGGTGTTCTGACTGTCACTGCGTACCCCGGAGATATCATCGCAGAAGGACAAAAAGACAACCGCAAACCCCGCAACTCCGAAAGAAATTACTATATTCTTTTAGAGAGCGGAAAGCTTGACTATCTTG